ACTAAGTCCATAGTTAATCTCCTATGTGTTGTGGTGTTGATTAGATAGTGATCTTATGATCAGCACTATACCAGACAATAACATCATCGTCTGTTTCCATCCAAGCCACAGCACCACAGGACAATGGATTGTCAGGATTGTATATAAGTTCAACCTTACCGAGTGTCTCAACATAGAACGAACGGTAGTTTCTCTTGTAAGTTTTAACGGTGAATGGAGGGCGTTCATTTTCCCACTTGGTTGCATGCTTCTTGTTCCATGCAATGTTGTGACGGTTAACGTGGATGCGTTTCTTCATTGTCACCTCCGATAGGATGCCAGTTACCAAGTGTCTTTTCGTATGTCTTGTAGTGATACACCACTTGGTGACCAGAATGAGGAAAGGATTTGAGTGACCAACACAGGCCGATACCTTTGACAGCAGTGAGGCACTCCTTGATAAAGAAGTGAGCGCCTTCCAGACTATCGAAAGTTGCAGTTGTGTAGTCGCCTTCGGCATCTTGTGTAAGCATACCGAACTCGCCTCTTGCATCGTCATTCACGATAATGATTGTTGTTGCTTCGGACATTATTTTCTCCATGTGTCGTTTGTTTTTTGAAGTCTAGCAGGTATTACTACTAACTCGTTACAAGTATCACAGCACCTGCCTTCTGATGACACTGGTTCCGGGTTGTTGCCCTGATTCCAGTACACCTTACCGTCTTCAGTCTTCTTAACTTCGACGGTGAAGCCACATATACAACAGTTTGGGGTTGGTTCCATTGATTACTCCTTGTTAATAATTAACATTGGGGGGAGCGAACCCCCCCCTCTGTTAGGTTGGTTATGCCGCGATTGCGACTCGTTTCCACTGCTTCGGATTCAGATTGATGATGTTACCACCTAACTCCTGTAACTCTGTGGCTCTATCATAGTCCTCCGACTTACTGGCAATGTTGGTGATGGCGTTGGCGAAACCCCAACGTGAGTAGTCACCGTCTTCAAGCAGTGAACGCTTGGCTTGCTTGACTTCGGCCTCACTCAGGCTGAACTTCTTGCCCACACTTTCGATTGCATCTTCAGGTTCCACACTGGTAGACAGTTGATCCTCTGCTGATGCATTGAACTTATCGACAGTAGCCCTGAACTTATCTTGATCTACGCAGTCCAACACATGGTCACGCAGTTGCTTGGTAAGCGCCTGCTTCATTGCTACCACTGTGTCAGCCTGATAGTCCAGTTCACCACGGGCATTGGCTGAACCAACGTGACGGCGACGAGTACCTGCGTCATTGACCGTCATGCCGTTGAGACATACAAGCCTGTGAATAAACTGAGCGACAACGATAGAGCCATGTCCTGTCTCACTGTTACTGATGATGACACCGCACTCTACTATGTCATTGACTTGCTTAGACCTAACCTCTAACTGCATGTTAGGGAAAGCAATCTTCATGTAGAGTTTGTTATCAGTCAGGCCAGACGAGATGAACTTCAACTCTTGATTGTCTGCTATCTGATTAAGAACAGGTGCAACGCCGTCCATGAGATCAACGTGATCAAACGTTAGGAACGAACTTGAATGTGTAGAACGAAACACATTCTCATCAGAACCATTGTCATACGTGCGGAACAAACGGTCACGTGCATTCTTAGCAGGACGCTGAAGCAACTGATTGAAGTTGGTATCAACCAACTCATTCATATCTCTTGCTTGCAGTTTCTCTATGTACTGCGAGGGAATGCCAAGGTGTGTACCAAGTTGCCGTCTGGCGTTGACACTGAAGACACCATCGTAGTTAGTGTCGTTGTCAGTCAGCATGATATTAGTACCACCGTTGTATACGTTTGCTTGCGTAGTAGGCGCAATGAAATCACGCTTACGATCAGCATCTACACGGACACGACGGGCAAGTTCTTCAATTGTGTACTCATTTAGCATAGTAGTTTTACCTATAGTTAAGATTGCTATTGTTAATAATTAACAACAGGGTGCAACACTGCACCTCGATGCCCACCCGGAGATGAGCATCAGGGTTAAGTGTTAGCCTACGTACATAGGATACCTCAAGTTGGTATCCCAATCAGATGGATTGAACCTAACCTCCCATCCTTGATTTGTTTCTTGGATGCTACCTCTGAGCAGGTACATGAGCATATAGGTTATCGCTTCTGACTTTTCACCAAAGCCTACACGTATGGAGAAATCATCAGCCCTGTCAGCGCTCATTATAGGACCGTAACCACACGCCATGTATGTAGCACGGGAAGGTTGGTACTTCTGAAGTTTATCAAATGTCATAACAATCTCCTGTTAATAATTAACAATGGTTAATACACAGACACGGACAACAGTACAACAGCAGTGATAAGAAGTGACAGGCTAGTCACAGTGAATAAAGCGCACCCGGCGATAAACAACAGCCAGTGTTTAGGGCCAAGTACACGGCGCAACTCTAACAGTCCGAACAGTTTCATTGGTTTCTCCTTGAGAATGTAGGTTTTACCAGAGTATTCCTCTTTGATGGTTACGTCTTCAGGATTGAGGCCTCTACGTACATCAATGCAAAGGGATCGTTTGAAGCGATCATCCCAACGGTCATCGCAGTGGTACAAAGAGAACTTCCAACCGTCTGCGCCGTTAAGGTTAAGCGACTCTGACAAACCATCTCTGTATGCGATCCATTCAACCTCGGTGTAACCCATACCAAAGGCTTGTTGGAACTTAGGTTGAGCGGAGAACATCTCCCACAGTTGAATACCGACTCTGTTGGGGATGTCATCATCATCTTCAAGATCGTGCATCTTTGTGAACCAATAATGGTACTGCTCGTTAAGGTCTATAGTCATAGTGTTGTTCCTCGTTTGTTATTAATTAACAATTAGATTGTTATTGGATTAAGCCTGCCTCTACTGATCTCGCCATCAGATACAAGGTGATCTCTACCCACTCTGGAGTGGGACTTGTAGAGAAAGTTCAGGCGCTTCTGGTGAACTTTGTACTTCATGTCGCCCTTACGGATACAGCGCGACCATTCAATACATTCGTTCACAATGTGGTTACCAATTGATTTCATAGGATTGCTCCGGTTTGTTAAAAATTAACATCTGATGCAGGACGCATCACAATAGGGGCCAATACATGCACCCCTATTAGGTTGAGTCCTAATCGTCTGGGTTAACGTCTTTCCATTCGCCGTAACGTTTAGGTACAAGAGGCATGATCAATGAGGGTTCACCCTCACCACGCCTGTATCCCTGATCATTCAGGTCATTCATAATGTGCCTCAGTTCGTTGTCAGCAATGCAGAGAGCCACTTCAGCCTCATTTATGTCATTGGGTAAACAACCGCCATTGAGCCTGTTTAGGGCAATGTCTATGTTGCTTTTAACGAGTGCAATTCTGTCAAGATTGTTGTGCATAGTGTTGTACCTGTTTGTTAATAATTAACATCGCTTAGTGCTAGTCAGCACTGTGATACGCCCCCCATCCCGGCGGGGCGCATACCACTGATGACTAACTGTACTTAAGATTGAGAGCAGTAATGAACTGGTCACGCTCTTTCTTGGTCATCTTCTCGACCTTCTCCAGCATTGCGACGGCAGTGATCTGAGTCTTACCGCCATTAGTCCCGGCTTTCCGTTCTGGAGTGATTGAAAGGCTACCACTCTGAACATCATCGCAAAGGGCTTTCATAGCGGTGACATCGGCATCCCAGACACGGGTATCACCTGATTCATCCAGTGACACGTTGGGCTGAACTACCGCCTTCCACGCCTGATCAATAGCAGACCGCGATACCTGACCACCGCAAGACGCAACATCCTCTTGGATACATACGTTTGTCTTAGAGTTGATCATACCGCTAGAGGTTAGAACATCATTGATATCGTCAGCATGACACATGACGTTAACGCAGATGATAGCCAACTTTTTCTGACCGTTTAACCAATTGCTTGCAAAGGACTCTACTGAGTTAATGTACTGCTTAGATTTGAATTGCATAGTAATGCTACTCCGAGTGCCCAACTTACACACATATATTTAATTGCGCTCGTCGGGGGTTCAATGATTTACGCCATGTTAATAATTAACAGACGCGAGGCAGGGCCGATATGCTCCAAACCCTGTACATATATTATACAAACGGCGCAGGGACCCCTATCCGGCACGTGTGATCCGATCCCCTTTTCGACGGAACGATCCTCCCCCCCATAGGACGCGAAAAAACACACACACTCACACACACCTCACTTTTCAGGTACAATTTTGGGCGGGAACTACACTTTGGTGGCAAAAATTGCGGGGTTGTATGGGACGGGACTGTAAAATTTTGGGGTTTTGTAATTTTTTGGGGCATATCAGGGGGGTTGACAGGTATGTTATAATATAGGCAAAAGGTAATTAAGAGTTATTGGAGATAGTTATGGCATACGGAGGACATCCTGACCACGGATTAAGTGGTGTAGCAGGACAACATAGTGCAGGCACAGGAATGGAGAGTGCATTTGGTGGCCCCGCTATTGGTGTTCCCGGTGGCGCACCCGCAGGACAGAACGAAATGGGCGCTTTTCTAGATGCTATGTCCAAAAGATATGGGCCTCAGTCCGTTAAAAACTTTGTAGATAACTATCTCACCAAACAACAGAAACGAATGGACGAAATGATCGAGCAGATGCGCGGCCCATTTCCTCCCGGTGGAAGAAGGGCTTTTGGAGGCATGCCTTCTCCGGGTACAGCAGTTGCAACAGCAGTAAATAATAGCCCTGCGGTCATGGCAGAACCCATTTCTCCGCAGTCTCAAATAACAAGAGTTCCTTTTAGTGAACAGGGTCTTAATTATTTTGATGAGGCGGTAGGCTCTCGTCATCCTGCGGTAGGATATTTTGACGATCTGGATGATGTGCAACGAAATACACAGAACTTTACTAACTTTGAAGCGTATGCTGATCCATCTGTTCTAGCAGATGCTATGCCTGCACCTAATTATGGGCCTGCATATGGCGGTGGTGAAGAATATCGTAGACGTTATTTGAGTGATAGATAGGAGATAATTATGGCTATAGGAATGGGAGCAAGAGGACACCCAGATCATGGGTTTAGTGGCACAGCAGGTGCAGGAAATACCGCAGGTACAGGAGTAGAAGGTGCTTATGGTGGCGCTATGATTGGACCTGATTCATTCGCAGGAATTGCGCCCGGTATCGGACCTGCCGGAGGTTACAAAGGTATTTCCATAGAAGCAATGAATAATATGCGTGGAAAGCAAGAAATGGGAGCCTTTTTGCAAGGGATGTCCAAAAAATACGGCTTTGATTCTGTTAGAAACTTTATTACTGGATACATGGGATTGGTAAATGCGCCAGTGAATCCTAATATGAATGCTCAAGAACAGCAGAATGCGATGATTAACAATGCCGCGCAAAACTTTAGCCTTAAAGAAGCGTTGTTTGAAAGTCCTCACCAAGGTTTTGGTTCTCTTCATACTCCCGGTTACACCACAACAAGGTCACCAGTAACTAACCCTGAACAAAGAGCGTATGGACTTCATGCTATTGGATATAGTCCAATGGGTTATGCAGGAATGAACCAAAATAACGTTGGCCTTGAACCCTCGCTTGATTACTCAGTAGCAGGTCAATCATTTAACACAGGAATTTTTGGCCCAAATCAGGCTGAACTAAACGCTATTAATCAGAATCAACCTTCTTACGCTGAACAGGCTCAAAACGTTAATGTTGCTCCTGCTGGCTTTGGCCCTTCTCAGGGATTGGGTTATGGTAATTATGGAAATTTTGGCGATCAGTAATGCCTAAAAAACCTAGCAACAACAACAAGTTTGTAAAATTGTGGACTCCGCAAATGAAACGGAGAGTAGAGATTCTTTTCTACAATGGCGCTTCTATCGTAGAGGTATGCCGAGAAATCGGTATTGTAAAAAAGACATTCTACAACTGGGCTGAAGCCTATCCAGATTTTAAGGAAGTTGTGGATCATGGAATGATTGCCGCTGAATCTTGGTGGATTGAGAAAGGCCGAGAGAACGTTGACAACCGTAGGTTCAATCACGCTCTCTGGCTACTTATGATGGTTAACCGATTTAAGTGGCACTCTGCTTACGCTAAGAAAGAAGAAAAGAAAGAAATTATTAACGAGCATAAGGTTGAAGTTAAGAATGCTGTAGATATAGACTCCATTTTAAAGAAATCTATACAGTCAGGGATAGAACAGATAGAAAAGGAAAAGGTGCATTAATGCCGAAAGTAGGTACGAAAAAATTTCCTTATACGGAAAAAGGAAAAAAAATGGCTACAGTTTATTCAAAAAAGTCTGGCAAAAAAGTCAAGACTTCCAAGCCTAAGAAGGGCTACTAGCCATGGCAGACGCTGATGTTTCAGGCCCACCGGGGAATCTAAGCGAAGGTGGTAGTAGCCAAGGCGGTGGAGATGCCCCCAGTGTAGGCCCCGGCACAGGGCGCAACGAAAGCAACCCTGCTAGAGGGGTAAGTTTTGATGCGCCAAATCTAAGTGGTTTAATGGGTGGGCTTACAGGAATGTTAGGATTTGATCCTTCCTCGCCCGTTACTGGAGTAAACGTAGAAACTGAAGAAGAGGCTCCACACACACATCCAGATTTTAATCTAAGCGGAACCGCAATGGACCCCACTGCCCCTTCTCCCGGTGTTTCTCTTACTGAACCCGGCTACTCTAAAGCAGTAGACGATCAAGGTAATGCCCTTAGTTACAACTTGGCTATGCACCGTAATAATTTGGCAGAGTATGGTAAGAAAGCAATATCCTTAAGAGAGCAACTTACCAAAGAAAAAAATAAATCTAAAAAAGATTACGGCAAGATAAGAGAGTTAACTAGAGCGCTAAAGGCTATTGAGGAATCTCCTCAGTACTCTAAACATATGGCTTTACAGAACCCTGCATTAGGGTGGGGTGCAAAAGCACTTGCATCCTTAATGGGATTAAGTCCTCTTTCATTTGCTCAGGCTCTTGAGAACAGGGCTATAGAGTTAGGCTTTGTTGATGATACAACTCCTGACCAAACTATTGAGGCCGCTAATGTTGATGGAGGACCATCATTGTTTGGGTCAACATCAGATGGGCCTGTTATTATTGATGAGGAATTGACTGAAGAAGTTGCTCCAGTGCTTCCATTAAATTATGGCACTAGTTCTTTGCTAAACTCAAACACTAATATTTTTAATCCTAGTGCCGAGTAAAACAAAAAAACAATCTAGGTTTATGGCAATGTGCGCCACATCTAAAGGAAGAAGTAAAGCGAAAGGTAAATGCCCTACAGTAAAGGTAGCAAAAAAATATGCTAGTGCAGATAAACGAAAGAGTACTGGCAGAGGGTAAAAATGTTGATGCCGCTCTTAAGTTAGCAGAGTGGGCAAGATCAGCAGATTATGATTCAGTTGTTAAGGCATACGCTGAATGTCATCGTGATCCTAATATTGATGATTCTTTTATTCGCACTCTCGCTCAGTGCGATAGGTTTTACCTTGGTGTTTTTATCTGTAATCGCCATGATATGTTGCATGAGTGGATATATGAAAGATGCAGAGAAGTCGAATCAAACAAAGATAATCACTTAGACTTATGGGCCAGATTTCATTATAAGTCTACTATAATAACGTTTTTGGGATGTGTTCAGGAAATACTTTGTGATCCTGACATTACTATAGGAATACTGTCTTATTCCGCAAGACAGGCAAAGCCGTTCCTTAGACAAGTAATGCAGGAATTTGAGTCTAATGAAAAACTCCAGAATTTATTTCCAGATATTCTTTGGAAGAATCCAAAACATCAAGCGCCCAAATGGGCAGAGAATGAAGGAATCTGTGTTAATAGGTTTGCTAATCCTAAAGAGCAAACAGTCGAGGCACATGGACTTGTCGATGGTCAGCCTACTGGACGACATTTTTCCCTTATTGTTTATGACGATGTTGTAGTACAAGATGCAATTACTACTCCAGAACAAATTAAAAAGACAACAACACAATGGGAGTTGTCTTTAAACCTTGGGTCTACACATGATCCGAGATACCAATACGCGGGAACTAGGTACGCATACGGGGACACATACGGAACAATTCTACAAAGAGCCGCAGTTAAACCTAGAATACATCCCGCAACTTACAATGGTCAGATGGATGGTGACCCAGTTTTTCTTGCTAAAGAACGTTGGGAAGAAATTAAAAAAACTACATCTACCTACACCGTAGCCTGTCAACAATTACTCAATCCAATTATTGGAAGTGATGTTTCGTTTAAACAGGAATGGTGGACAGAGTGGGAGGTCAGGCCATACACATTAAATGTGTACATTATGGTTGACCCTGCTCACTCAAAAAAGAAAGAGTCGAATAGAACAGCGTTTGCAGTAGTAGGTGTAGACGCTAACTTTAATAAGTATCTTCTAGATGGCGCTTGCCATAGGATGACTCTTTCTGAAAAATGGGAAACTCTTAAACGTTTACGAAGTAAATGGAAAAGAGCGCCCGGAGTTCGTGAAGTTAAGATAGGATATGAAAGGTATGGCGCACAAAGCGACATTGAACATTTTAAAGCAATGATGTCTGCTGACGGAAGTAACTTTCCTATATACGAATTAAATTGGGTTGGCGGGGGAGGCTCTCAATCAAAGAGGGACAGAATACAAAGACTAGAGCCAGACCTTAAGGATGGTTCATTCTTTTTCCCTTACCCTACTGATGATAAAATGCTTACTTCATACCAGAGAGATTTTACAGACCGTAAGCAATCTTTTCTTATTTCAAAAAAAATAGTTTGCATTGATGAAGAAAGAAAAACTTATGACCTAACTAAATGGGTTAAAGATAACGAATACAATCTTTTCCCTACAATACATCCTGATTTTTTAGATGCTTTGTCTCGTATATACGATATGGATGCTATGCCTCCCAGAAGTAATAATCGCGGCAGAAGTCTTGAACCACCATCAGAGGCTCGTTACTAATGGCTAGAACAAGAAAAGTTGGCAGAAGAAGTTACTCCTCTAGAAGGGTGGCTTATAGAATGTCTAACGGAAAAACTTTTTACGAGAAACAGCCTAGAAAGTTTCCTTTCGGTGTTTTTCCTTATGTTCAGCCATATTATTGGGTTGCAGGTTACTGCGAGAATGAGACATGAATAAATTAATATTGGCACTGGCACTACTTGTATCTCCTGTTATGGCGCAAGAAACACCCAGTCCTCTGCCTCCTGCGGGTATCAAACCTATTCAAGTAAGGATGCAGTTGTACTGCGCCGATTCGTTTGAGTACCTTATGGATATGTTAGCCATAGAGTTTCAAGAGACTCCAGTGATGATGGGTTATCTAAAAGAAGGTGATGAGCCTAATACATTGGTATACTTTGTTAATAAAGATAGAACTCAATCCACTGTAGTTATAACAAAGAAAAATAAAGTTAGAGAGGAAGCCTGTATAGTCTGGTCTGGCAAAAGCCCTAGCGGTATGGCTATTAGTATTAACCCGTCACCACAGTTCCCAGAAAAAACTTAAATGAGCAGGCGGGAAAGTGATACCGTAAAGTTATCAGACAAGACTACTGTTGGGTTGCCATTAAGAAATCTAATCGGACTAGCATCAGCCGTAGCCATCGGAACGTGGGCATGGTTTGGACTTCAAGAGAAACTAAACCAACATGATATGCGTATTCAACTAATGAGAGCGGAGGTAGATAGTAACTCTGAATTCTCTCAACAGTTGCAACGTGGTGAGATTAGTACAGCATCATCTCAAGAAATGTACCTACTGCTTGAGCATACTAGCAGGCAACTAGGCGCATTAGAAATCTCAGTAGCAGATGGCAAGGCTGTGAGTATAAACAAGCAACAAGAACTTACTCTGAAATTTTTAGGTGATAGAGTGGATACTCTTGAAGATAAAATTGAAAATCTTAGAGATAAGATAGCAGAGATGAAGGCTAACGGTAATGGAGTGCATTGAATGGAAACATTATTTGTGTTGGTTCTCTATATCAATGGGATTGTCAAGG